CACAGATGGAGAAAAAGGAGCGTAGACCGTTGAAAGAATTCTCAGATTTTCGTGTGGAATTGAATGAAGGTGTTGAAGAGGTTGAGGAAAACTTTATCCCTCACTCTTCCATGCCCCCAAACATTCTCATTCTTCGCCGCAAGACGGTTCGACAGTTCCCAAATAATGTCATGGTGGCGTTATACTACAATGACAAACTGGGGCAGTATTTCTCCATTCCGTATGGTGGAGAGGCAAGCGATGATCGGGCAGTGATTACTCCTGTGGCACTCAAGGAAGACGCACAGAATCTTGATGAGGGATTGCGACCTCGCGGTTGGACACCCGAAAAAGAATCGAACAGATGGTCAACCGAATTTGAACATCATGTTACTAAGTTGGAGCCAAAACACACCGGTAAAGTTGACCACGCATACGGCCGGCGCCTTAGTGATATGCTTTACGGCCCCGAAGAAGCCGCAAGAAAATATGTCAGGGATCATAAGAAATCTTTGAACGAGGATGCGATCAGTCATTTGCAGAAAGTCAAAGCCTTTCAGACCGACAAGCCTTTGTATCATAAAGACGGGTCTCAGACGAGAATAGACCCTACAACCGCGAATGCCTTACTGACGGTGCATGGTGCCTTGCATCCTGATAACCGTAAGAAGTTTGCTGATGCCTTGGAGCATTCACAGCCTAAGTTCCATAAAATGTTGGACTTCGCCTGGAAGCAGGTCAGGGAGTAATGAACCCCGTTGCGCTTGTCGCTGAAGGACGATTCGTAGACGCCGGGAATTTCATTACTGCGATCCTCAGCCGGTTGGTTGAACAGAAACTTACCGTGTTGCGCCGAGTGATCGGAGCCACGATGTTTGCGGAAGCCAATCGCATGCGCCAAGGTCGCACAGTCCTGATTCGTCGGCGCATCAGAAAAGGCAAAGTGCAGCGCATGGTTCGCAAGTCAGCCGTAAAGGGATTCACGCTGAGGCACGGAAAGATCACCCGAATCCCGGCCGCCAAGCGTATTCACATGAGGATCACTCAGAGGCGTGCAGCCCGAAAGCGTCGAGCGCATATGCAGCAAACATTGAGAAAGAGGAAACTCTCAATGAGAAAACGAAAGTCTTACGGAATTCACTAAGGAGATATTATGTCATACGATCTCGTCAACCGTTTCAAGGGTCCCTCAACACTCATGGTGATCGATCAAAACCTGACGCTCAACTTGAGCCAGCTTTCAGTGGCAGTGACGCGCGGCGGTATTGCCAATGCAAACTGCGAAAACGTCACCACTGCCATTATCACGTCATGCAAGTGGTCTACCGCTTCTCCAACTGGGCAGATCAAAATTGCACGCGATGCCGGGGGTCTTGGGACTGGGGCGAACGTAGTAGCGAACCTTACAGGGCAGGGGCAGTGGATTCACAACGAAGTGCCGTTTGCGAATACCCCAACAGGCAATATCCAAGTCACCATCACCGGTGGCGGAACCATATACATGACGATTAAGAAAGAAGCCGTGTATAACGTCCAGACGCAAGATATCTAAGGAGTTTCCATGAAACTAATAAAAGAACAAGCCCAACAGGTTGAAGTCATAACGGAAGCCGAGGAAGGCGGAAGAAAGTCCTACTTCATTGAAGGGATTTTCATGCAGGCGGATAAACCTAATAAGAACCGTCGCAAGTATGTCTTTGAATCCCTGAATCGTGAAGTAGACCGATACCGACGCGAGTATATTGATGAGAACCGAGCCTTTGGTGAACTGGGGCATCCTGACACCCCAACTATCAACTATCCGCTTGTCAGCCACATGATAAAGGTTCTTCGGGCTGAAGGCAGGGATTTCTACGGTAAAGCCAAAATCTTAGGGGGTCCAACGGGCACCCCAAACGGTAAGATTGTGGAATGCTTGCTGTCCGAAGGAGCCAAATTGGGCGTGAGCACTCGCGGGTTAGGCACCGTGATACAGGGTTCAGATGGTATCTCCCTGGTTCAAGATGACTTTCAATTGGCGACAGCCGCCGATATTGTTGCAGACCCCTCGGCTCCCGATGCGTTTGTTCGCGGTATCATGGAGAGCAGGGAATGGGTATTTGTTGACGGACGCTACATGTCAGAGGACATAGAAGTGGCAAGGAAGGCTATAGTGGCTGCACCGAGCCGTAGACTCAACGAAACCTGCGTGCGACTGTTTGCTGATTTCATGAGAAGGTTGTAAGCAAAAACTGTATTTTTATAAATAACATCACGCGACCTAACAAGGAGATTTTTACATGAGCAAGACACTAATGGAAGCCGCAGCAGAGATTCTCAGTGGTAGCAAGTCCAGCGCACCGGGCATGCCAATGGAAAAGTCACCACAGGGCTTTCAAGACCTTGGTGGACCGACCCCAACACAAGCGACCCACTCCGCAATCAATGTTGGTGCCAAGGAAGCGACCCCTCCAGGGAAACAGCCTTCGTCAGACACTAAAGCCCCATTGGTGAAAGCCGCAGGTCAAGCCGTTGCAATTACACCAGAAGAAGAAGGCGATGCCGAAGATGCAGAAGCCAATGCACGCAAGGCACGTATTGAAGCAGGACTCCGTGCGGGTCATTTGAAGGAAGAGGACAAGGACGAGGACGATGACAAGGATGATGACGATGACAAGGATGATGACGACGACGACGACGATGACGACAAGAAGGATAAGGACGAAAAGGACCTGAAAGAAGCCGCTGCACAATGGCAAGCTGAACTCCAAGGAGATGTCGCAGCGATCCTCGCGTCTGAAACCTCCCTTCCAAAAGAATTTGCCGAAAAGATCGGAACCATTTATGAGGCTCGCGTGTCCGATAAGGTCATGAGCATTCAAGAATCCATTGAAGCAGAATACGCAGAGAAGTTTGAAGCCGCTGTATTGGAAGTGCGTGACAACCTCACCGAACAAGTCAATGACTACCTTGATTATGTCGTGGGTCAGTGGATGGAGCAGAACGAACTTGCCATTGAAAAGGGACTCCGTTCCGAATTGACCGAACAGTTCATTGGTTCACTCCGCACCGTGTTCCTTGAGCACTATATCGATATTCCAGCCGAAAAAGTTGACCTCGTTGACGAACTCGCCACCAAGGTTGAAGAGTTGACCAGCGAATTGAACGAAGAAGTCGCCAAGGGTGTTGAACTCAAGAAGCAACTCGGCGAATCCAAGAAGTCAGAAATTCTCAACGGTGTCTGTGAAGGATTGACACAGACCCAAGTTGAAAAAGTTCGCACACTCGCAGAGAGTGTCGAATTCACCGCAGAAGGTGATTACACCAAGAAGGTGTCCACAATCCGTGAGAACTACTTCCCGATTACCACTGGGAAGCCAGCATCAGACAGCAATGCGAAGATGTTGACAGAAGCCAGCGAAGTTGCTGAAGAGAAGTCAGTCATCATTGATGCAGGAGTCGCGTCTGTTGTTGCCTCGTTGACAAGAAGTTTGAAGTAATCACCAATACCATTCACAAGGAGTATCTACTATGTTCATGTCAGAAGGTTTAGAAAAGAAGTGGGCGGCCGTCCTCGATGTGCCTGGGCTTTCGCCAATTACCGATAAGCACAAGCGCGCCGTGACCGCAATCGTTTTGGAAAACCAAGCTATTGCTCTCAAGGGCGAAGCGCAGATGTTGTCGGAAACCGCAGTCAACGCCACAGGTGGTGGTTTGACGGGTGCCGCAGGAGCCTCTGGTCCTATGGCAGGTTATGACCCAATCCTCATCTCCCTCGTTCGTCGTTCTTTGCCTAACTTGATTGCGTATGACGTGTGCGGCGTTCAGCCGATGACAGGTCCTACGGGATTGATTTTCGCCATGCGTTCCTTGTATGCAAACGCAAACGGCGCAGGAACACGTTCCGATGAAGCATTCTACCAGGAAGCGAATACCGGATTCACCGGCGTTTCCGCAGCACAAACCGCAATCGGTTTGACTGCTTCCACCAACACCGCCGCAATCTTCGATGAATCGGTTGCTGGTTTGGTTCTTGGTGCCATGTCCACGTCAGTTGCAGAAGGTTTGGGTGGTGGTGCAGTTCCATTCGCAGAAATGGGATTCAGCATTGAAAAGGTGACCGTGACTGCAAAGACACGCGCTTTGAAGGCAGAATACACTCTGGAATTGGCACAGGATTTGAAGGCAGTTCATGGACTCGATGCCGAGACTGAACTCTCCAACATCCTCTCCGCCGAAGTGCTCTCAGAAATCAACCGTGAAGTTATCCGCACGATCTACATTGTCTCCAAGGTCGGTTGCCAAGTGGGAACGACCAAGGTTGGTACTTTCGACCTTGACACCGATTCAAACGGTCGTTGGATGGTGGAAAAGATCAAGGGACTTGTGTTCCAGATCGAGCGCGAAGCGAACGTGATCTCCAAGCAGACTCGTCGTGGCAAGGGTAACGTGGTTATTTGTTCTTCAGACGTAGCCTCAGCCTTGGCACTCGCAGGAGTCTTGGACTATGCAGGCGCACTGAAGGATAACATCAGCCTCAACGTCGATGACACAGGCAACACGTTCGCAGGAACATTGCTTGGTCGTTACAAGGTCTACATTGACCCGTACTTCCCAGCCGCTCAGACCCAGGAATTTGCCGTAGTCGGCTATAAGGGTTCCAATGCGTTTGACGCAGGAATCTTCTACTGCCCATACGTGCCTCTCCAGATGGTCCGTGCGATTGATACCGCAACCTTCCAGCCAAAGATCGGGTTCAAGACTCGTTATGGCATGGTTGCGAACCCATTCGCAGAAGGCGCAGTTCAAGGTTTGGGCGCACTGACTCGCCAAGCCAACATGTATTATCGCGCCTTCAAGATAGCCAACATTGCCTAATAAGAACTACTTATTAGATAATCGTTGACTTTCTGACCGAAGTGTGATATCATAAGAGACTGGGGATTCCGAAAGGGGTCCCCATTCTTTTTGTCTTGACAATGCCTCCTAAATAGTGTATACTACAGGCTCACAATAGAGGGGTCTCCTATGGCTATATGGATTTTACTCATGGTTCTTCTTACCCCAGTAACAGGGTTTGAAACCTCCTACCAATTGAACAGTTTCAACTCTCCGACTGCCAGCACCGATTGCAGCATGGAGCGGGATCGGATCGCAAGAGATATGGAAAAAGCCTACCCTGGTGATGCCAGTTTTCGCATTGAGTGCAGAGAAAAACCAACCCCCATCTCCTCTACCGACGAGAAGAACAAATTTGAAGTCATTATCAAAACATTCGCGCAAGCACGCTATCCAAAGGAACCCCTAACCATAAAAGCAAGCAGCGTGCAAATCCTTCAGAATGATGCAGGCTCTTTGCCTATCGTTGCCATTCAACTCAACATATTCCGTAAGAGTGGTGGGCAAGCCTTTATCGTGCTGATAAAGGACGATGCGGTAATGGCGTGGATTGATGAGGGTGAGGTTGACGAAGAGACAGAGGACGCAGCAGAAGTATTTTCCCACAAGGACGAGGCATGAAGGTTATCAATCTTTTTGCGGGTCCCGGTGCAGGGAAATCCACCGTCGCAGCCGGGCTATTTCATCTGATGAAGTTGGATGGGTATAAGGTGGAGTTGGTGACGGAGTATGCAAAGGACATTGTATGGGCAGGTCGGCATAAGGAACTGGACGATCAACTCTATATTACTGCCAAACAACATCATAGGATTTTTCTTCTCAAGGATAAAGTAGACTATTGCGTGACGGATAGCCCATTGCTCCTCTCTCTTGTTTATTGTCGCATGATGCCGCAGAGTTTCTTTCCCTTTGTCAAAGACCTCTTTCATGAATACGAGAACTACGCGGTCATCCTCAAGCGCACAAAGCCCTACGTTCTATTTGGACGCACGCAAACCGAGGACGAAGCGAGAGCGTTAGATGGGCAGATAAATACACTGGTCTATTCCCAGGTGCCACCGAATATGATTTTTGAAACTGATGGCGGGGTGCTCGCACCCGAACATGTCCTCAATTGGATAAAGGAACAATAAGATGGCTATTCCTGGTATTCCCCACACCCCGATGAATCCGAATGTGCTGCACCCAAATAAATTCGTGTTGAGTTTCTCCACAATTCCTACCGTGGAGTATTGGTGTCAAGCCGTGAATATCGCAGGCATTTCATCAGGAGAAGCCATACGACAGACCCCCTTGATTGACTTGTTTTCACCAGGAGAAAAACTCAACATCAATCCACTGGCAATCACCTTCCAGGTTGACGAAGATTTGACCGGATGGATGGAAGTCTATAA